ATGAAGGCAAAGATTTAAATACAATAAGAAAAGCAGTAAAACAAAAATATTTCTTTACTGACAATGATGGCAGATCAGTAGATGCCATACAATTTATAAAACCAATATTTGATACTACCATAGGTATGCCTGAATGAGTGAAAATGAAGAAGAAAATCTAAAAGGTAAAAGTGCTAGTGAAATATTATCATTAATACAAGATGGTGTTGATGATACTACTATAGAAGATGTACCATTTATTGGTAAAACATTAGGTGCAGTTGTTGATGTCGCAGGAGATGTTGTAGATGCTTACAAAGGCACTAAAGTACCAATTGAATATCCTGATGCAAAAGAAGTTACTGAAATAGATATTGGTTTTTGGGAAGATTTAATACCAAGTGCAAAAGGTTTATTTGTCAGGTCAGATGCTGGTAAAGCAGAAATCATAAAAGATACATATGAAGCAGATGAAAGATTTGGTGGAGCTTATGTTGATAAATTCAATAACCCACTAATTTTATGGCAAAATAAACCTTATTATATTAATAAACCCGGTTTTACAGAATTAGATTTTAATAATGTTCTATCAGAAATTATTAAATTTTATCCAGCAAGTAAATTTGTAAGTGGTGCAAAAAACATAGGTGGAATACTTAAAAGAGGAATACCAGCATATGGTGGTACTGAAATAGCCAATATAATTGCAGAAGAAAACATAGCACCAGAAGTTGCAAAAGAAAAAAATATTGCAGAAAGAGTTGGCGAAGTTGCAACAAGCACTGGAATAGGTGTTGGAACAGATATTGTAGCACCACCAGTTGCTAAAGTAGTTGGTAAAGGTGTTAAGGCTATAATACCTGATAAATTAATTAGTAATTTACCAAGATTAACACCAGAAGTTTATGAAACGGTTACTAAATCAAAATTTATGTTAACAAAAGGTCAAGCAGGTACAAAACCACCTACGAAAGCAGATTCAGGTGATGCTCAGGCACAAGCATCAAGACAAATAATGGAAGAAGATAGAATAAGATATTCTAAAGATGATGGTGCTGAAATATTAACTGGATTTGATGAAGCACAACTAGATCAAATAAGAACTGAGGCAGATAAATTAACTAAAGAAATGGGAACTGGCAAAGTTGTTGGTCTAGAAAAAAAGGATATTCCAATTGAATCTGCAACATCTATAAAAAATATTGTTTCAGATATAGCTGATAAAAAACAAAAAACAGCAAGAGATTTATATACAAATAATGCTATTAGTCAATTAACAATAACACCTGAAGGTGTTAATAGATTTGCTACAAATGCTCTTGATAATTTATCTGAACTCAAATTTGGACAATTTACAATGTCCCAAATGCCATTATTAAGCAAAGTTAAATCTGATTTAACAAGAATAAAAAAATTAAGTGCTAATCCAAGATTTAAACAACAATCATTTAATGTTTTAAGAGATTATCAAATGCAATTAAACTCTTTAAGAAAAATTGCACAAGGTAAAAATCCAAGTTCTCAAGAAGCGTTAGCTATAGATAATGTCAAAAAAACATTAGATAATTTCATCACAGAAGGCATAGATAACGCATTTATAGTTGGTGACCAAGAAATAATAGATAATTTGTTAAAAGCAAACAAATCATATAGAGAATATATGAATTTGACAGGACAAAATGTAAGAGGCAAAGATAGAGTACAAACTGCAACAAATACAATTTTACAAAAATTGACAGACCCTAGATTAGATGCTGATGCAGTTGTAAATATTTTCTTTGGTCATTCAAAATTTAATCCACCATCAGTAATGAATAATGTTTTAACAGAAATACAAAAAAATATACCAAAAGAACAATTTAAAGAAGTTATTGCACTTGTAAAAGATGGTGTATTGACAAGAGCATTTTCAGGTAAAGGTGATTCAGGTGTTACAAGAACAAATATAGTAAATAATTACAATGATATATTTAAAAGGAATAAAAATTTAATAAACAGATTGTTTTCAGAAACAGAATTAAACAGAATAAAAGAATTTAAAGATAATGTTTTACCTACATTGTGGGCAGAACTAAAAATGAATCCACCAAATACTGCAAATACTTTGTTATTTGCATTAATGAATAAAGGATTATTAAATTATGCTGGTAAAATACCATTCGTAGGAGAAATGGTTAGTCCACAAACATTTAAAGAATTAGGCACTAAAAGTAGAGCTAGTGATGCTGTAAGAGGATATTTACAAAGAAAAAAAGCTCCACTATTTTCAACATCTATTCAAGCAACTATAAGAACAGAAGATGATAATGATGAACTTACTAAATTTTTAGATGATATATCATCATCAGGTAAAAAAAAGATATTAGAAACTATTGATACTGGAGATGTTGAGTGAAGAAACCAACAGTACAAGAAATTCATGTAACATTAGAGAAACATATTGCTGTTACAGAGGAAAGATGGATAGAAACAATATTAAGAATTAAACGTATTGAACATATAATGATAGCAACTTCGGGAACTGCGATTGTTTTATTGATTGGTTTGCTATTGAGGTAATATATGGAATTTGTAACAGCCACACTCACAGGCATTGCATTAGTAAAACAATCAGTAAATTTCATAAAAGAAAATATTAATACCGTAAATGACATAAAAGGCATTGCTCAACAAATAGATGGTTTTTTTGAGGGCGAAGCACAAATGAATAAGAAACAAGGCAAAGGTCTTGGTCTTAAAGAACAATTTGGTATTGAATCTACTGCATCAGATTTTATAGATAGAAAACTACTTGAAGAACAAAGGCAAGAATTAAAAAATATAATAAATCTACGTTTCGGACCTACTGCTTGGGACCAAATAATAAAAGAACGAGCAGATAGAATAAACGAAGTAAAAGAACAACAGAGATTAGCAAAGGTAGAGGCAAGGCAAAAACAAAAAGAACTAATAGATGCCATACAAACCATGGGTATTGTATTTTGCATAATAGCAGTAATAGCCTTAACCATAGGATTATATATTAAGGCTTACGCATCAGAACTTGCGTATGAATATAAACCAAGAGATTATACAAGAAATCAAAAAATACACCAAGGTAAAATAGATGTTCCAAAATTTACAACTTGTAGATTAAAAAAACGTATTACATCAAAATATACACAAAAAAAAGCCTGTATTTATGAGGGTGGTAATAAAACGTTTACCATGATGATTGAAACTTGGTGTCCAAAGAAATATAAATGTGTATATGACCCAAATGGTACCGAACCTGACATTGACAAGGTTATGGATAGTCTTAGAAGTATAAAAGATTAGATGGTAAGACTATTCGCCTAGCTTATCTTACCACGGTTGGGGTGGGGCTGGGAGAAAACAATTATTTTCCAAGGCGACCCAAGCTAATTATTTTGCCATTCTACATTGTCTAATGAATTTTGCAAAAACATTTCTAAAGAACTGGTGGTAACATGAATGTTTATATAGTTCTGTTGTACTATTTTCTGCCAAAAATTTAACAAAATTATCTAAATTTGTTTTTGATTTTATCATTAGTTTTATAATGTGATAACCTCTTTTATAATCACAATTATTGTAGGCATCTAATAAAAAATCATAAATAGTATTTTTACCTTTTAGAATATTCATTATCGTCATTCTGTCCTCCATAATCTTACACCAATTACTTTTTTTCCCTTATATATTTTATCGTAATTATAAATCTGTCTACTTGTATATTTATACGAAAGTTTTTTAAATGCTCTTACATATCTTTGCACCTCAGTAGCCATCAAGAACTTACCTTCAAAATAAATACTATCTCCTATTTCCATTTTTTTGACAGTATCAACCTCAACAGAAAATTGTGGTGGTATTGGTATATTTTTTTCAATCTTCATTTTAATCAACCAATTCACACATTGTTATTTTATGTTTATCGTCAATTAACATTTCTAATTCATCTGTTGATTTTGCCTCAACCATGATTGTTACATATTTACCATGGTCAGGCATATCTGGTAGATTATCAAATAAACGAATTTTAACAAAATATCTGTTTTCCATAATATTATCCTACAATTAAATTTACAAGAGGTCGTGCCTCTGGTTTACAAACTGCATAGATTGCAACTCTAGCAATTTTATTCTTATCTAATATTTGTTGCTTTATATTTTTGGCATGGTCTAAATCAGTACAATCAATCTTATTATACTGACCTCTACCAAGAAATTCAGTAACAGTATAATGATTTATATTTTGTAATAATTCTTTTTCATAGTCTTGATAAGTCATTGTTTTCTCCCAAAAAACGTTGTTTTATAATTACAAGGTATCAAAATTAGTAGTAATGTAAACCAATTTATGCAATATTTGTATTGCATCTGTTTTGGGGTGGTTTTGTTCTCGGTTCATTTACCACCCCAATTCTTTTTAGTTATAATCTTTATATGTAGGGGCACATTGAACCTCTACAACAATAGGTACATATCGGTCTGTAACTTTAACACGACCATGATAAAGAACTGGTCTTAATTTAACAGAACGACAATCTTCTATAGCATTTATAACTTCTTGCCTATTCATCTGGAACATTTCTTTGTTATATACCATTTTGATGTTATTTGAAGGTTGGCTACTGCTACAAGCAGTAACCAAACCAGTTAATATAATATACAAGAAAGGCTTTTTATATCGTTTAAGCATCTTCTAGCTCCTTCCAGTTCTTGGTTTCAACCATTTCTGATACCAATTTCTGTCTGTCTACTTGAACAAGATATTTTTTGGTATCGTTTCTATTTATATCTGTAAGATGTGTAGACCATGCTGTTGCTGATTGATATGCACACCATAGAGAGCCTTTTGCATCATTCCTACCATAATCACCCTTACCATGTATTTGGGTTACCTCTTCGTTATATAACCCCATTAAAATGGCTAATTGTTTTTGGTTGGTTTCTGATACACCTGCCAATCTGCTACCTTTTGAAAGATTTTGTTTGGCAATAGTGTTTTCAAATAGTTTCTTTATCTGTACATCTTCAACAGATATATCCCACCATCTTTTAAATCTTTCAGTTTCATCGGTAACTGCTTTTACAGCATTGACAATCTTTTTATTTGATTGGTCAATATCAAATGATTTTGTATGTCTATTTGATGTATATGCCAATTTTTGACCAGTAACCAATGTATTGAAACAAACATGATTTAACCAACCAAAGAAAGATTGAAATTTCCATCTACCATTATATGAGTTTCTAGCAACATATTTTAATGAAAGATTATGGTCGCCAATCTGAGTGGTTTTTTCTGGTAATAATACCTCCATCTTTGCCATGGCACCATTCTCATAAGAGTCAATTTTGACTTCTGCATTTTCTAAGGTAAGACCACCATTTTTCATTTCTTGTAATGCACCTTGAAATGCTTGTTTATGTAAGATTGGTTTATATTTAGATTTAATAATACCAAGTGGAGTATCTGTATCGGTTCTAACCAATTTTCTACCCATTTCTGTAGGTATTCCCTCAATATCTTGAATATCTATTGAGAAGTTTATTTTTTCCATTTCTTCTTCAAATAATTTAGTATTTAACATTTGTTTCTCCCTTTTAAGTTAAATGAAAAGAGGTGGCTTTATGCCACCCCTGCTAGTTGAAATAGTTTTTTATGTCGATATGGAAGGTTTAGGTCATAACAAATTGAACCACCTTGGTACATTTCGTCATTTTCTATACCCTCTGCCTGTAAAATCCATCTGATTGCAGTTCTATAATTTTTGGCACCTAATTTACAAGTATCTTTAATTCTTTTTGCAAATTCTTTAACCTTTCTTTTATCTGCAATTCTCTGTTCTTCAACAGCCTTTGTTGATTCTTTACCCCAGTATTCAACCATTATTTCTAGTTCTTCTAAGGTATGTTCATCTGGGTCAACCCTAACTCTTGAACCAGTAGCAGATTTGCCAAGTTCAGAAATCATGGTAACACATTCGTCTTTCTTATAATCAGTAATTGTTGTTATACCAAATTCTGCCAATCTATCTAATTCAGAAAAAGGTATTACCTCTGGAACCTCACAGTACATAATGTTAGGGTCTGTATTTGCCCTAACCATATCCATGTGTTTCTTATTTATCTTTTCTATATAAGATTTAAGTTCTAGTTGGTCTTTAGTGTATTTTATCATTTGTTTTCTCCCATAAAAAATTTAATGATAGTTACATAGTAATTTCTATAATTATAAAAGTCAACACATAAAAGGTATTTTTTTTACAATTATAGAAATATTTTATTTTAAGATTTTAAATTATAATCTTTTTCAATAATCCCAAGGTCTGCATTTCCTGCGATACAAGATTTAATCCATATCTTTCTTTTGATAGTACCATCAATATCTCGTAGTCTTCGGTAGTGTCCACGTCTTGTATGTTGTCTCTTTGGATTACCTTTACCTTGAAACCTCGTCTTGTAGACCTTTCTAACCTTATTGGCAGATAAATCTATATCAAGTATTTTATATTCGTTTCTTGGTACTCTTTTACCTAATTTGGTATGGATAATTTTATCATTTGGTTGCACAACCTCTTGAGTATGTAAACTTTGATTTAATAAAGAGAATAAAGATATAAGAAACCTTGTATCGCCTTCTGTTGAGGTAATAAGATTGCTCTCGTGTGCCTGTATCTCTTCGGTTGTATATCCCTCTTTAAATTTCCAAGATGGTACAGACCAATGCATTGATGCAGATTGTGCAATAGATAATCTGTAACATATATCTTTAAGACAATTAAATTCGTGAGATTTATTGTATTTTACCATTTTCAACAAATGATTAAATTGGTCATCATTTGATGTTAATTTGGTATTTAAAACAAATTTCTCAGGACAATATTCCATGAAATACCAACCACCTAAGAATTTTGAACCAATCGCCAATGCCTTAACTTTAAATTCATCAGAATTTGCAATTCTACTACCTCTAGGTAATTCATCAAGAAGTTCAACCTTTGCAAGTTCGTCATCAAAGTTTGGTAATTCTTCATGGATAATTTGGCACATTGTCGGTGAATAGAATTTTTTATTTATAATTCTACCAAAATCAGATGCCACATTTTCGTCATCTATAAAGAACCAAGACTCATATAGAAAATAACTATCATCTAATACATCAGTAAATTTTGATATATGATAACCGACCCTATCAGGTGTCTCGTCTTTTAATTTAAATTTCTTTGGTGTTTTATCCCAATAATCTTTCATATAATTTTGTCTTGCTTCTTCGTCCCATTCAATCCAAAGATTATCAAAAGGCATTTTCATATCTTCTAACATCTCTAGTAAAATTGATGGTTTCTTTAATGAAATATCAAAGGCATTTTCTACCAATTTAGGAGTAAGAACAAACTTCTGAGCATCTACAAATGCTTTTTGTTTCTTTCTTATCATTTCATCGGCAATCTTGCCCCCTTGATAGAGGGCGATTGCTCTTTTGGGTTGTGTAAACCCTGATAAAATTTCTGAACAAAGTATAGGTCTAGACATTGTATTTCTCCCAAAATAAATCCCACATTTCTTTTACTTTTTCATCAAGACCAGTAGAGGGAATGAAATTATAATTCTTTTCCCTTTTTTCTTCTGCCCTTAATTGTGCCTCTTGTAAGGTATCAGAGTCTTTAATAATCTCAGCCACCTCTACATCAATAAATTTATCTTCTAAATCTAGTATATATGAACTCATACCCATTAGATTTCTCCTTTCAATTTTTTATTTAATTCTTGAATATGTGAAGGTATCTCTTTTTCAAAATCTTTAACGATTGATTGTTTTTCATTTATTAAATCTTGAATAAGAGATTGGATTGTTGAGTTTGAAAATAAACCAACTGATTTTTTTATATCGGTTAGTTTTTCTATATCGTGTAGAATATCGTTCATCTTAATATCCTTTCACAATTTTGGTTGTTATCTTACCTTTATATAATTTTTGAAGACGTTCTAATTCTTCTACAGAATTATCTAATGTCCAATATTCCATATCGCCATCTGGATATGTTACTTGAAGGTAAGTATTTAGTGGTTGATTATGAGGATAAATCTCATTTGTTTTTGTATCATTCATTTGTTTTCTCCCATGAAATATTAATGAATGATTCTATTGGTAAATTGTAACTAGTACCAGTCAACCTATTTTTTTATATTTATAAAAACTTTTTTTACATACCCTAAATCAGCATAACCTTTATAATTTGCAGTTACACCTGTAGGTATTCTTACATCAAAATTTTCAGAATTATTTAGCGAATTTACAAAAAAATCTGCATAAGAGTTTTTTTTAATACTGCGAACTCCAACCTCAGATTCATATTCAGCAACAGCTTTTGGACAATCTTCAAAAAATTCTTCGTTATTTTTGTCTTTTTTTCTTGACATCTACAACCCTTGCTAGAGTTAAAAACTGCTGAAATCAATTTTTTTGTATAATCATACCCTAGACCATAGACCAACTGGTACGACGTTTAAAGTTTGATAGCTCTAAGGTTCGCTTCTTGTGTTCTCCAAGTCTCTATTTTGACCAAAGCAGTTTCTCTACGGTATCTATTTTTTTCGTCACGTTCAATAGCAATTTTTACTGCCTTTAAATGGTCTTGATATTCTTGACTTGCATATGCTTCTCTCTCTTGAGCAGAAATGGGAAGTTCAAGATGTTTACTCATAAGAATTGCTTTTAAAGATTTTGAAAATGCTTCAAGGTAAATTCTTGTTGCTTTTGCCTCAGCACATAGACCTGCCGAATCACGTAACCAAGCAACTGCCTTATGTATTTCTTCTTCATCAATTTTTTGCATTGTACATCTCCCAATATTTTTTTGCCACTTCTCTGCCATAATCTTTAGATAAATCAAAAGACTCCCAAAACATATCTTCATTCCCATGTGAATCATGTAGTAAGGCATGATGATAATAACAAAGTGGTACTGCATTATTATCACTTGCCCTAATTCCCATTCCCCTTACTCCGTCATAAGGTTTCAATAAATGATGTGCTTGAACATTAGCATGACAAGGGTAAGAAGAATGAGCAGATAAACAACATTCTTTTTTAGATACGAAATCTAAAAATTTTTTGTCTTTTATCCTCTTGATTTTAAAATTTGGCATTAAACTGTTTTATCGTAAGTCAGTTCATATTCTGCAAATGTTTTACCATTTTTAGTTTTAAAATTAGTTTCTATTGGGAAACCTTCTTGTCTTAAAGTGTATATGATAGCACTTAATCTAAAACAACCAAACATACTTAGAGCATCTATTGGGGTTATCTTTTTACCATCTTCAAGATGTTCTTTAATATTGTCATATTGTGTTTTTTTCTTCATTATTTCCTCCCTTTTTACCAGTCAATATCTTCTAATGCAGATGTATCGTCTTTATCATTAGAACTTTGTTTTTCTTGTTTTGGTTCATAACCAGTACTGTCTGCAAAATCTCTTAATTTTAAAGAGATATATTTATTACCTCTTTCGCTTTGTTCTTTCCATGCAGAGATAATCATGGCACCTTTATCAACCAAAGCATTTACAACACCCTTTGCATATGGGTCTTTTTCGTTGATTTGGTCTGCCCTTTTTAAGGTTCCCATTGCTCTGTATAATTCAACAATTTCTTCGCCCTTTTGATTAAGACGTTTAATACCAATAACTCTAAGTTGGTCGCCATTGATATTTAATTTACCTTGTTGAATTAATTTCCAATCGGGTTCGCCATCAGTTGATGTTATATTAAATAAGGCTCCACGATTGGTTTGGTCATAAGTTTTTGTATTATCCATTTTTTCCTCCCTTATCGGTTACACCTGATGCTGAATTTGCATCATCATCTTGTCCAAGACCAAACAATGCCTGTAAACCATACCTTTTGGCATAGGTAATTGCAGAACCCATTTTCTGTGGGTTATCTTTTTCAACATGATTAATTAAAACTGGTACATCACATTCAATAGTCTTTTCGTCTATCGTATGATAAATGGTTGTTTTAACCCATATATCTCTTGTGATGGTTTGACCACCAGTATTTTTGGTAGAACCATCTTTAAATGTATCAGTTATTTGTTTATCAAGTATAATATTTTTATAATGAACTTGTTGTGTAAAACATAAACCATATTTTGCACCTTGATTACAGGCATCAATAACAGATGTTAAATCTGCATATGTGCTTTTAAAATATGTATTATCTGTACCTTTAAGTGCAGTAATATTTAATGCTTGAAATTTATTTAAAGCCTCAACCAATGTATTTGTTACATCGTCTTTTGGTTTTTTTGGTATTTCTTTAATTCTTCCACCTTGGGCATAACCACTTGCACCTGTCATCTTTGCACCAGTATGATTAATTTTTTTTGGTTCTTGGTTCATTTATAACTCCATTGTTTTATTTTTTTGCTTGATTGCTCTTTCAGATAGTCACTCCAAGTCCACGAATCATAATTAGGGTGGATAATTGAAGCCAATTCCTCTTTATCATCACTGATTGCAAGGAATTTCATTAACCCAAAGGCAACAGATTTAATTTGCCTTTGATGGTATTTTATTTCTTCATAATCTATTAAGAATGTTTGATATGCCTTTGGCGAGGCATATACGACGTTACATTGATGTTCTGGATATGCCATGTGATATAATGCCATTTGTCTTTTATTTGCATCTGTAGGCTTAGATGGCATTCTACCAGTTGTTTTTAAATCAATTATTGTTTCTTCAAATATAAAATCTATATATCCAATTAATGGTACAGGTAAATCTTCAAAAGTAATTTCTATTTTCTTTTGGTAATCTATCATATTTTGAAAATCAAAATGTTTATTTAGAATGTTGCAATATTCTTTTAAATTTTCATTTTCTTTTATTCTTCTTTCATCATCAACATCAATTAAATCATCTTGGCATAATTGTTGATATTTTGTACCTACAACCTCTAGGTCTATTTCCCATGCCTCGTCTATATACTTTTGTGCAAGACCAAACTCTGTTGCAGTACCTCTGTGCATTGATGCAGAGCCTTTATCTCTTACACCAAATAATTTATCTGCAATGAATCTTGCTGGGTCTGTTAACCAAGTATTGATTGAACTGTGTGATAAATGATTAATACCATGTATGGCAAATGGATTGTTTCTATTCATCGTTACCTCAATTCTTCATTCTTCGTTATTACATACTACCAATTTATTTTAATAAGTAAACCTTTTTTGTGTTTACATTATTTTTTTTTTAATTTAAAAGTAAATTATGAGATTAAAAGATTATATTAAAATGAATGGTTATAACTATAAGAGTTTCGCAAAAGAATTAGATACTCATTATAGAAACATTGAGTCTTGGGCGAAAGGCGATAGAATGCCTAGATGGGCTGAGGCAGAGAAATTATTTATATTTACTGATAATCAAGTAACAGGGACAGACCTTTATGCCGAACAAATACAACGCAAAAAAGCAATATTACAAAGGAATAAGGTTTGATTCAAAAAAAGAACTGAACAGATATTTAATTTTAGAACAGATGCAAATGAAAAAATATATTACAAATTTAGAAATACACCCAACCTTTCCATTAATGGTTAATGGTATTAAGATTGGTAGGTATACTGCTGATTTTAAATATATAAATAATAAAGGCATTGAAATAATAGAAGATGTTAAGTCAAAGGTTACAAAGACTAGAGATTATATTTTAAGAAAAAAAATTTTAGCTACATATAAACCACCTATTATTATTACGGAGATATTATGAGTTGGTTGGCATTAGATTGGGCATCTAAACAAAAAACTGGTAATGGTACAAATAAACTAGTCTTAATATGTCTTGCCAATTATGCTGATGATAAAAATACCTGTTTTCCAAGTTTTAAAACATTAATTGCAATCACCGAAATGAGTAGGTCAACAATTATTAGAGCATTAAAAAATCTTGAACAACTCGAACTAATACAAATACAAGAAAGATTTACAGATTTTAATGAGGGTAAAAGGCAAACATCTAATTTATATACATTGATGGTAGGGTATCAGAGTGAAACCCACCCTGTTCAAATTGAAACCCCCCCTAGTATCACTATGAAACCCCATATAACCAGTAATAATAAACCTATATTATATACAGATGATTTTAACGAATGGTGGAATCTATATCCAAGAAAAGATGGCTCGAAGAAAAAGGCATTTGAATTATTTGAAAAGATTACAGATAAAATACTTAATTTTGACGAATTATATAGTTTTACTGTTAAATACAAACAGAGTGTTAATAATAAAGACCATAAATTTATACCTCATGCCACAACATGGTTAAATCAAAGGAGATGGGAAACAGTTGAAGAAAAACAAAAAATCAATTTAAATCAATTAGTTGGTTAAAAAAGGGAGAAAACAATGAATATTCACGAACAATTAATAAATGAAGGCATTAAAGTAAATTCGCAACAAGAACAACAAAAGGTAATTTGCCCTAAATGTTCACATACAAGAAATAAAAATAGAAACGAACCATGTTTATCAGTAAATTTACATGATGATATGGCAATGTGGCATTGTCATCATTGTGAATGGAAAGGTGCTGTACATGATAATATAATACAACCTAATCAATTTTCTAAATTTAAAAGAAAAGAAAATGTAATGCCTTTCGTACCAAAAAAACAAACAATGTCAGATGAAGCATATAATTGGTTAATTAAAAGACAGATTGACCCAACAACAATAACTGAGATGAAATTATACACACATAACGAAAAATTATGTTTTCCGTATTATCTTGATGGTAAGGTTGTAAATATAAAATATAGAAGTAAAGATAAAAGATTTCACCAAGAAAAAGATGCAATGAAATGCCTTTATAATTCAGATAACCTTAAAAAGGTTTGGAAAGAAAACCCTGAAGCAAAAAAGAGAGTTATTTTTGTAGAGGGCGAGATGGACGTTTTATCATTAATACAAATAGGTATTAGAGATGTTGTAAGTTTACCAGATGGTGCACCTAAAACACCTAAATTTGATATGAAAGATAAAAGGTTTTCTGCTTTTGAGCAAACTGAATGGATATGGGAGGCTGAGGAGGTAATCATTGCCACAGATAATGATGAGGCAGGTAAGGCTCTTGGACTTGAGTTGATACATAGGTTTGGTCGTGATGTCTGTAAAGTTGTTCAATTTCCTACATATAAAGATATTACCACAGAAGAAGAAAAGCAAATTAAAGATGCAAATGAATGTCTTGTTATTTATGGCGAAGAAAAACTTGGAATGGCAATAGCAAATGCAAAAGAATTTCCGATAGAAGATTTACATTCTGCTGTTGATTACAGAGACCAAATACAAAATATGTATGAAGGTAATGTGCAAAAAGCCATTTCAACAGGTTTTGAAAAATTAGACGAGATATATAAGATAATGCCTACAACATTCAATCTTATAACTGGCATTCCAAATCATGGTAAATCTAATTTTCTTGACCAAATATTGGTAAATCTTGCAGAACAACAACATTGGCGATTTCTGATATATTCACCAGAACATTCTACACCCAATCATATTAGAAGATTATTAGAAAAAAGATGCAGAAAACCTTTTGATATAGGAGTTTACGAGAGAATAAGCCAAGAACAATTAAATAGTGGATTAGATTTTTTAAATACACATTTTAAATTTCTTGAAGCAAAAGATGATATTCCAACGATTGAATATATCTTAAATAAGGCAAAGGCATCTAAACAAAGATTTGGTATAAAAGGTTTGGTAATAGACCCATTCAATCAAGTTAGTTCTAATAGAGATGCACACAAACGAGAAGATGAACACATTAGAGATGTTATTGCTCAATGCCAACAATTTGCCAGAAACCATGATATTTGGGTTTGTATGGTTGCACACCCACATAAATTACACAGAAATGATGCAGGGGTTATACCACCACCAGACTTATATCAAGTAAGTGGTTCAGCACATTGGGCGAATATGGCAGATACTGCCTTGGTTATTCACAGAGATTTTGAAAATAATTCAACCAAAGTTATTACAAAAAAGATTAGAGAACAGGGAGTTTATGGCGATATTGGTCAACGAGAGTTCTTTTTTAATTATAAAACAAGATGTTATGAACAAACATATGGATAAAATTTACGATAACGGATTGACAGACGAACAACAAAAGAAAGTAGACGATGCTTACGAAAATCTTATGTCAAAAGTAAAAGAGATTGATTTAAGGCTTTATGAAAAATTAAGAGCAAAAGAGTTAAGTGCAGAAGATGTTTTTAAATTAATGCATACAAAAGAAGATAAAAGAATGACGAGGATAGTAGATGACCAATATACATTACTATAAATTATTTTATGTTTAAAATGTTTGTTATGACCTGCATAATTTGGATTGAAGGTAGTCGTTATGATGGTGGAGAGGTAAAATGCGGTATACATGAGGCAGAAATTGTTTTTTCTTCAATGTTTGCTTGTAAATCTAATATACCAAGATATGAAGAATATGTTGTTAAAAGTATTTACGACCAATTTGAAATGCCATCAGATTATGTAATAAATACAATGTGTTATGAAGATAAAATGGAGTAAAACATGAAGATAGAAATGCTAGATATAAATAAAATAAAGCCTTACGAGAAGAACCCTAGAAAAAATCAAAATGCAGAGAAGATAGCAAAATCGTTAGAAAAATATGGCTGGAGACAACCAATCGTTGTTGACAAAGACTATGTAGTCATTGTTGGTCATACAAGATTAATGGGTGCAGAACATCTTAAAATGAAAAAGGTTCCAGTCCATGTTGCGCATGATATGGCAGAAGAACAGGTTAAAGCATACAGAATAGCAGATAACAGATTATCAGAAGATAGTACATGGGATTACGAATTACTTAAATTTGAAATGGATATGTTAAACGATATTGGTTTTGACCTTGATAACTTAGGTTTTGAACAACAAGAATTAGAAACAATAATATTTCAACCAGACCATAACTCAAGAGAATGGTTAGACCATGAAGAACATTGGCAAGATATGCCTAGTTTTGACCACGAAGACCAATCGCCATATAAATCACTAACTATAAATTTTGTTAATAAAGAATCTATGGATAAGTTTTTTCAGTTAATAAAACAAGATTACACAGATAAAACAAAATACATTTGGTACCCAAAAATAGAAAAGAATATAATTAAGGATAAAGCCTTTGGCAGTTAAGCACCAATTCCCCATCTATATACCATCAAAGGGTAGAGCAGATAGTAGATTAACTATCAAGGCATTAGAAGAAATGGGTGTATCTTACACAGTAGTTGTTGAAGAACAAGAGTACTCGGAGTATGCGAAGGTGGTGCAGAAAAAGAATATACTCGTGTTAGATAAGACATACCAAGACGATTACGATACGTGTGACGATTTAGGCGATAGAAAATCTAAGGGACCCGGACCTGCTCGTAATTTTATATGGCAACATTCAATAGATAGAGGTTACAAATGGCATTGGGTAATGGACGATAATATAAAATGTTTCAGAAGATGGCAGAATAACCTAGAGATTAAATGTATAGATGGCACACCATTTAAGGTAATGGAAGATTTTGTATTGAGATATAAAAACATAGGAATGGCAGGACCTAATTATACATTCTTTGTTATAGATAAATGGGCACACCAATATGGACCATTTACAGTAAATACTAGAATATACTCATGCAATCTAATTAGAAACGATTTACCTTTACCAGATAGATGGAGAGGTAGGTATAACGAAGATACTGATTTGTCTTTACGAATATTAAAGAAAGGTTGGTGTACAGTACAATTCAATGTTTTTTTACAAGAGAAAGCAAACACACAAACTGTTAAAGGTGGTAATACAGATGAGTTCTATGCAGAAGAAGGCACAATACCTAAATCTAATATGCAGATGCGATTACACCCAGATGTTACAAAACTTGTATGGAGATATGGCAGACACCACCATTATGTTAACTACAATAAGTTCAAAAGAGAAAACAAATTAATATTTCGTGATGATTTTAAACCTAAAAAAGGTGTAAATAATTACGGATTAAAGTTAAAAAAAGTTGAATAATAAATAATTTTCGTGGTATTTAAAAAAAGATGAACGAATTGAAACCCATAAAAAAGGCAAAAACAACCAAGAAAAAGGTTGGTAGACCTAAAATAGAACTGAATCTTGGCGAATTAGAAAGATTATCCAGATTAAATTGTACTATGCCAGAAATATCAGCTTACTTTGACATACCTTTACGAACTCTTGAAGATAAATTTACTAACGAACCAGAGGTTAGAAAGGCAATAGAAAAGGGTAGGGCGACTGGTATGTTGTCTTTAAGACGAAAACAAATACAGATTATGGAAGACACAAACAATTCAACCATGGCGATTTGGCTAGGTAAACAGATGTTAGGGCAAACAGATAGACAAGAAATACGACAAGATATTAACATTGAAGAAAGAAAGGTGCTAGACGTAAGCAGATTAAGCGATGATGACCTCAACTATCTTGAAAGAACACTTAAACATGCACTCGTTGACACAGATACGAGCGGAGAAAATGAGAAGGTCCCTCAAGTTGTTCATAAAAGAGGCATGGACAACAATAGAGCCTAATCGTGAATATAACGATAATTGGCATATAGATGCGATATCCGACCATTTACAGGCTGTTGCCAATGGAGACATCAAAAGATTAATTATAAACGTACCACCAAGACATATGAAGTCTATATCGGTGTCTGTTGCATTACCTGCATGGACATGGACAAATGACCCTACCAAAAAGTTTTTATATGCTAGTTATGCAGGTTCTTTATCAATTAGAGATAGTGTAAAGTGTAGGCGATTGATTGATAGTCAATGGTATAAGACAACATTTGGCGATGGTTTCTCGCTAACAACAGACCAAAATCAGAAACAAAGGTTCGAGAACGATAAGACAGGTATGCGAATTGCTACATCTGTAGATGGTGCATTAACTGGTGAGGGTGGCGATATTATTGTTATAGATGACCCACACAATGTAAGAGAGGCAGAATCAGGTCTTGTCAGGCAAGGTGTATTAGATTGGTGGGACCAAGCAATGCAAACAAGATTGAATGACCCTAAAAATGGTGCATTTATTATAATTATGCAAAGAGTACATGAGAACGATTTAACAGGTCATATTTTGGCAAATGAATTTGAAGATTGGGACCATTTATGTTTACCAGCAAGATACGAAACTACGCACCCAACCATTAGTCGTTCTTCATTGGGATTTATTGACCCACGAGAAGAAGATGGCGAATTACTATGGCCAGATAGAATAGACGAAAGAACACTAGCAAATCTTGAAAAAAGTTTAGGTTCTTATGGTTCTGCTGGTCAATTACAACAACGACCAATGCCAAGAGGTGGAGGTATATTAAGGGCAGAATGGTGGAGTGAATGGCAAGAAGAAGATTTGCCAAATATAGAGTACATGATACAATCGTACGATACAGCATTTAGTACAAAAGAAAATAGTTCATATAGTGCTAGAACAACATGGGGAGTATTTAAACAAGATGGATATTATAATGCTATCGTTATCGATATGTGGTACGATAGGGTTTCTTACCCTGAGTTAAGAGCGATTGCACAAGAGGCATATGAAGATTACGAACCAGATGTTGTGTTGATAGAAAAGAAAGCAAGTGGTCAAAGTTTGATACAAGATTTAAGAATGGCTGGTATACCAGTTTTAGAATATTCGCCAGATAGAGATAAGCAGGCTAGGGCACACGCAAGTTCTGCCTTGCTAGAAGATGGTAGAATATGGTACCCTGCAGGTAAGAGATGGGCAAAAGATTTAATAGATATATGTTCTGCCTTTCCAACTGGTAACAATGATGATATAGTAGATACATGCACTCAAGCATGGTTAAGATTAAGAAAAGGTTGGTTTATAACACATTCAAGCGACGCAGAAGATGATGACGTTGAAGAACAGAAGAGGTTAACATTATATGGCTAGAGAACCAAACATAATACCATTCCAAGAGGGTGCTCCAGCAGACGACCTTGAGGTAGAACAAATTGGCGAAGATGTGCTTATTGGCGATGCATCACTAGACGAAGTAGTAGAAATAACAAGTGAACATGACCAAAACCTTGCAGAACAAATAGACGATAATGAATCTGCAAGAAAGGCACAAGATTTATTAGAAGCATTTGAAAGCGATAAAGAAGCTAGGTCAGAGTGGGAAGATAGATACAAACAAGGTCTTGAAACCTTAGAACCAGATGGTGGGTTAACAGAAGAAGAAGAACAAAGAGCAACAAGAGGTTTAAGCACAGTTGTACACCCCATGATTGCTGAAGCCGCAACCCAGTTCAATGCAAGAGCAATCGCAGAATTATATCCGTCAGGTGGACCAGTAAAGACAACAATAATTGGTGAACCTACAGAAGAATTAGAAGACCAAGCAAGACGAGTTCGTGATTACATGAACTATCAGATAACACAAGAAATGCCTGAGTATTTCCCTGATTTAGATACAATGTTATTTCAGTTACCACTAATTGGTCATGCATTCAAAAAAGTATTTTACGACACAAATCTAGGCAGACAATGTTCTCAGTTTGTAAAGGCAGAAGACTTTGTTGTTGCACCAGACAGTAAAGATTTAATGACATCTATAAGATATTCGCACATCATTAGAATGCCAAGAAACGACTATAATCGTTACGTTCAAGGTGGTTTTTATCTACCTATTAAATATATGGGAAGTGATTATGACCCTGCAGGAGATATAGGAGAGCAGATTGAAGGTGTTTCTTCTTACGGAGATGAAGAACACAACGAGACAGTTACATTAATTGAAATGCACGTATACGAAACATTTGATGGTCTTGATGGTATAGAAACAGATGATAAAGATTACGACAAAGATATGGTCGCATTTCCCTATGTTGTAACAATAGATTATGATTCACAAAAGATTGTATCAATAAGAAGAAACTGGGAAGAAAAAGACGAAAAGAAAATAAGACTTGATTATTTTGTTTCATATAGATTTTTGCCGGGTACTGGTTTTTACGGATTTGGTTTATTTCATTTAATAGGCGGTCTTGGAAAGGCGGCAACAGGTTCACTTAGAGCATTATTAGATTCTGCGGCTTTCAGTAATATGCAAGGCGGATTTAAATTAAAAGGCAGGGTTACAGGTGGTGAATTACAGGTAAATCCGGGTGAGTTTGCAGATTTAGATGCCACAGTTGATGATGTTAATAAGGCGATTATGCCATTGCCATTTAAAGAACCATCAGGAACATTATTTCAATTAATGAATGCAATCGTACAGGCAGGTCAAAGATTTGCAAGTACAGCAGATTTAAATGTTGGTGACGTTAACCCTAATGCACCAGTAGGTTCAACAGTTGCCTTAATAGAACAAGGCAGTAAGGCATTTAGTGCGATACACAAAAGGCTACATTATTCACAAGGTCAAGAGTTTAAATTAATCGCCAAAACAAATGCAAAATATTTACCTGAACAATTTGAATTTTCAATATCAGGTGTAACACAACGAATACTATCTACTGATTTTGATAGTACGATTGATATTATACCAGTATCAGACCCTAACGTATTTAGTACTGCACAGAGAATAGCACAAGCACAATCTGTTTTACAACTATCACAAACTGCACCTCAACTTTATGATATGTACGATACACATAAAAGAATGTTAGAGGCATTAAGAATACCAAATATTGGTGAGGTATTAAAAGAACCAGAAGAAGCAAGTCGTTTAGACCCTGTAGACGAGAATATGTCTATTATGTATGGTAAACCTATCAGAGCATTCCCAGAACAAGACCATGATGCTCACATAAATGTACATATGCAATTCTTACAAGACCCATCGTTAGGTGGTAATCCGGGTGCAAGAAACCTTCAACCTATTTTAATTGCACATATTGCAGAACATATTGCACTTCTATATAGACAAAGAATGCAGACAGCGATAGGTATGCAACTAGCACCATTACCAGATATTAGAGATGCTAAATTTAAATTTGAAGATTTACCACCAGAGTTAGATATGCAGATTTCACAAAGAGCGGCAGAGGTTGTAAAACAATCACCACAAATGACACAAATACAAGCAATCGCAAATCTTGGTCAAGGTCAACAAGCAAATCCGTTACAATTTGCACAACAGTTGGCACAATTAGAACAACAAATGTTACAAATGAAGACACAACAAGAGCTACAAATTGAAGCGGCAAAAGCGAAACAAGACATGGCTATAAAAGATGCAGAAACCAAACAAGACCTAGCCATTAAACAAGCAGAATTGAACCAAGATTTACAGGCTAAAATGATGAAGTTAGAGCAAGAACTCATGATTATTAGAGAGAAAAATATAGCAAAACAAGGAGGCTAAAATGCCGGGACATACAGATAAAGGCACAAAAAATTATAGAGATATGATGAAACGCATGGAGAAAGATGACCCATCAATAGTAAACCCAGCAAGACCGAGTGGTATGATGGGTGGAACACCTGCAGATTTGATAAAAAGCAAACCAGAAGAAACAGCCATGGGTAGAATGGGTGCAGGTACTCGTGAGGTATTTAACATGATGAAAACTTTAGACCCAAAAAGTGTTGTTCGTGAAGGCGAAATGGCTGGTATGAGTGGTGTAGAAGATGCCATGTCAGGTTTAACTATGGCAGATAGAGAAGCAATAGAAGCATTAACAACAATGGGTATATCACTTGAAGATGCGATAGAGGCAGTCATGGGTAACATGCAAGATAGTATGGTAGAAGGTGCAGTTGGTGCAACAATGGGAGGTGGAACATTAGGTGCATTACCAATGGCAAGACAAGGTACTGTAGAGCGAGAAGGTGAAATGGGAGCAGATAGAACTGAAAACCCAATGAATACCATAACATCAAGAAATGCACCAAGTACATAGGTTTTAAATGGCAAAAGAACCATTTTCATTAAAAGATGTAGAAACTCTAAAGACAGGTATTTTAGCAGAAGAGGCTGGTTTTAAGCCTCTTTCGTCTTTTAATGTAGATTTTACATTAAGACCAGAAACAATATTTGGTGCTTTGCCCGGTATTGGAGATTTAGCAATACTTGGTCAAGCAATTGGTAAAGTACAAACAGAAGATGCCGCAACCAACTTTCTAAATACACAAAGTCCAAATCAACTTGATACAGGATTAAGTGCTACGTTAAAAAGGGCAGGTACTGGAGAAAGTGCCACAAATGCAGTAATAAACGAAATCAAGCAATTTAAAGCCAACGACCCATTCTCTACAGAACCTAATATTACTCGTGATGATATACAAAAATACATTGCAAGTAAAAGACCTGATTTAGATTTAGCACCTATTCAAAATAGAATGTTTACAAAGACTGAGATTGCTGAAGGCGATGCAGGTGGTCGTTTTGGTAACCAACAAGTATATACAACACAACCTTTTTCAAGTGGGAGAACTGCACAAAACATAACAAGTACTGGCTTTAGAGGTGGTATAGACCCACAAGATAAGGCAATGATAGAAGAAGATTTAGCAATATCAGGATATAGTAGTTATGGTGATGCTATGAAAGGTGGTTTTTTTGATAATGAATTAAAATCAACAGGTCAATTTGCAGAAGATAAAACAACTCAGGTAAATTTTGGCACAAGAGATGAAAAAGGTAATTTTGTAGGTGCAAAGGGTTATGACCCAGCCTTTGCAAGAGCGGCAACTTTAGAAAATCAAGGCGATAGTGCAAATGCAGACCCAACTTTTATATGTACAGTTTTGTTTGAAATGAATATACTACCTATGAGTATTTACAAATACGACCAACGATATGGTCAACAGGTAAATAGAAAAATATATAACGGATATGCTACTTGGGGAAAACCAATAGCAGAAAGAATGAGGAAACAAGGCTTTACTTTTAAAATTATGAAACCAATTGCGTGTGCTTGGGCAGAACAAATGGCATATGATTTATCAGAAGGCAAGGTTGGTAAAAATAGAGTTTCAATCAAAATAGGCAAATTTATTGGAGAGGCAATATGTTATTCAATAGGTCTATTTATAAAACCAAAAGGAGATAAAAATGGAAGAAGTAGAAGTAGGCAACATGGAGAAGAACGAAGAGTTGTTCATGGAAAAAATGGGCTTCCCAAGAGACGCGGAAGGCCTAGAATTAAGCGATGAGCAATTAGTTAATTTTCTATTATTATGTCATCAAACAATGATGCTTCCACATGAAGATGAAGAAACAGAAGAAGAACATGGCGACATGAAAGTTAAAATTATTAAAATGGATTCTGGTAATGCACACGAAATGATGAATGATATGCTGGGACCTATGGGACCGAAGGTAATGTAATGCCCGGTACTTCTAAAAAAATGGGTGCTCTTGCAGACCTACCAAAAGAAAGAATGCAAAAAGCTGAATTGCCTTTAATGAAATTAGAAGATTTACTAGATAGTGTAGGTTATGCAAACCTTGAACCAACAATAAGGCAAATGATGGCATCAGATGTAAAAGAAATACAAATACAAGGTTTGATGTTAATGAAAGAATTACAAAGTCTTGGAGAGGGAATGTAATGCCATTTAGTAAATATTCTAAAAAACAAAAAGCATTGGCAAGAATAGCAAAACCTAGAACAAAGATAACTGGTGCAGACTTTGCAAAATTAAGAAAGAAGAAAAAGAATGGCAAAAAAACCAACAAAAAGAAGGTTTAAGAAGGTACCAAAAACAAAAAAAGGTACGCCTAAGAAATATCTCGCAGGTGCAAAGAACCCTAAGGCAAGAGAAAGAGAGATAAGAAGAACTGCAAAACTTTACCGAGAAGGCAAACTTACCAAGGCACAGATGGATAAGATAAGTAAGCAAAGGAGTAAATCATAATGGCAGAAACCAAGAAGAAAACCACCAAAAAGAAAAAAGGTAAATATTCATCAATACCGGGAGCAGGTAGGTTCTCAAAAGAAAAGCTAGATAAGGTCTATAAAAGAGGGTTAGGGGCATACTATTCGAGTGGCAGTAGACCAAAGACATCAGCGCATCAATGGGCTATGGGACGCGTAAAAAGTTTTGTTACAGGCAAAGGTGGAGCAAGAAAGGCAGATAAAGATTTGCTAGGTAAAGGTAAGAAGAAGAAAAGTGCCTAAGAAGAAGAAAGACCCAAGAGTTGGTACAGGGAAAAAACCAAAAGGGAGCGACAGAAGACTCTACACAGATGAAAACCCTAAAGACACAGTTAGCATCAAATTTGCAACACCAACAGATGCACAAGACACGGTTAGAAAGGTTAAAAGAATCAATAAACCATATGCGAGAAAGATACAAATACTTACTGTCGGTGAACAAAGAGCAAAAGTAATGGGAAAGACAAAGGTCGCAAGTATATTTAAAAAAGCCAAAAAAACATTAAAACAGCAAAAGGAGAAAAAAGATGGCAAAAAAAGCAGTAGACGCACCTAAAGGGTTTCATTGGATGAAGTCAGGTTCTGGTTTTAAGCTAATGAAAGGTGACTATAAACCTCATAAGGGTGCAGTTAAAAAAGCATCATTTGAAATACAAAAAGTTCACACACCAGCACAAAAGAAAAAATAGTGGCTAAATCTAAAATATTATTAGGTGCACTCGGAGAACTTTTACAAGATAAGTTTATGCCAGATGTTGATACAGGTGCATTAAAAAATATTGATAATCAAAATATAGAGGCAATAAGTAAAGGCGACGACCTTAAATTTCAAAAGAAAGGTGTTTTAGGAGAAACAACACCAACAGAAACAAAAAGTGCAGGATTAATAGATTTTCAAGTTTTTTCCGAAGATATAGACCAAGAAAGATTTATAAATAAAAGCATGAATGATGAAATTATTAAGGCAATAAAATTAGGTAGCTTTGATGATGCAAAAAATTACATGAGAAATATCCAAGAAAAATTTGAAGATTTTGGTGCAAATGATAGTGAGCCAACTGCGATTATTGATTCTATATTAGAAAACTATTTTATGGGTAGCGAATAATGGCTGAATATAAAGGCAGAAAAGTAACCTTAAATAAGCCTAGACGTATAAGAAAAGGCGAACCATCTTATGGTAAAAAGAAGTCTATGGTCTTTGTAATGGATAAAGGTAAGGTTAAAAAGATTACATTTGGCGACCCTAATATGAGAATAAAGAAAACATCACCTGCAAGAAGAAAATCTTTTAGGGCAAGGCATAATTGTGATACTGCCACAGATAAGACAACAGCTAGATATTGGTCATGTAAGGCTTGGTAGATGTCAAAAACACGTATATTAATGAAAGCATTAGGTAAGGCATTAGAAAAAGTACCAGAAAAGATAGGTTCTTTGCCATCAGAAGAAGAACTTAAAAAACAAGGTTTTGACCCTAGAACATTTTATCACATGACAAGAGAAGATATAACAAGTTTTGACCCAAATGCACCTGCCGATTTAGGAGTTGGACCAAAACAGATGGAAGATTGGCAGTACGATGGTTTTGAGGGAACAAGAGGTGCAACATATTTTACTTCATCAAAAGACTACCTAGAAGAAATTTTTGATGCAATGAGTGATGCTGATACTAAGAAAGGTATAACAGGTCTTCGTTCTATGCCAGTAAAATTAAAATTAAGAAATATATTCTTACCAAGAAATAAAGAACATATTGCAATGCTTAGAAATGCCATTGAAAAAAGTTCTCCAGAAGATAGAAAAATATTTAATTACTTTAAAGATAAACAATTAGAATTACGAGACGAGTATACTGATGATGATTTTTTCATAGAAATGTCAAATTATCAAATGCCATACACTTTAGAAAACCCAATAGTAATTAAAAAAATGAAAGAATTGGGATTTACAGGTTATAGTGGAGACCCTTATGCACCGGGAACTATTGCATTATTTAGTCCAGAGAAAGGTGATGTTAGAAGTGTATTTGCTAAATTTGACCCAGATAAGGTAGAAGATGGTAATATTCTTGCATCTATTGTACCACCAGTTACAACTGCAGTAGGTGTTGGTGCGTTGGCAGGATTAGAAGAAAGTACATAATGTCTAAGATATTTAAATTATTTAAATTTGGTACACTTGGAGCATTAGATGAATTAGGTATGTTCTCGCCTACAGAAAAGGCAATAGATTTACTTGGTCAAGATAAATTTGTTGCTGAAGATTTATTAAGATTAGACCCAAAAGCAACATCAGGAACAGCAGGTTTATTATCTAAATTTGGAAAACCTGTGCAAGAAGAAATGATTTTTACAGGTCTTGAAGATAAAATACTTGGTTTACCAAAGGGAGAAAAAATTACATCACAAGAATTAAAAGACTATTTGGTAGACAATAAAACAAGAGTAAATGAAATAATTAAAAGTGATAAAGTAGTTAACAAAGAAATAAATTATGAACCATTTGAATTATCTGTAATTGAACCTGTTGGGCCGGGTAGAGGTAGATATGGCGTACAAAGTTTTTTGAATGATATAGATGATGGTGTACCATCAGCATTAGAAGCATTTGCAGAATTAGATGTAGATTCATCAGGTACTGGTGCGACTAGACTTGGTACTTTTAAAAATCCGTTTATTAATAAAATAAATTTTGAAGATTTGAGCACACAATTTCAAACAGAAGTATTAACACCTGTTGTAACTCAAGCCAGACAAGAAGGTTTATTAGACCCAGATGATTTTGCCATGGCATCATTAGGTCCAGATGTAGAAAATATAGTGAAGTTTGAATTTTCACCATCATTAGATGCTGACAAAGATATTGTTTATAGAATACAAGGTAATAATACAATTGGTTATGAGGTTATAGCTAGAAAAAAAGGCGCTGATGCAAATATGTTTGTTAGTCCTGTAAAACCTAGTTTTAATGAGGCAAAAGTAACGCTAGATGGATATAGAAGAAAGATAAATAAGGTAGATGATGAAAGTTTAATGCCAATGCATGAGCAATATACATTGCCGGGTGGAACAAACTATCAAGAGATAATACTTACAATGCCTGAACCTATCGATAATGTTGCATCTATTGCAGGTAAATATGATGATTTAGTAAAAAAAGATAAATTTGGTACTATAATTAATTTAAATGCAATTACTGGCGATAATACTGACATTACATTAAGTCCGCAAATGTTAAGAATACTAAATGATGGAAAGGTTTTAGATTTAGGTATTGATAGAAACATAAGGTTAAATAAAGATACAGGTGATATTGAGGTACTCAAACAAGATTATGAAAACTTTTCACATACAGCCGATGAAAAAAATGTTGTTGTATTCACAAGAACAAAAGACAGAGTTGATGAAGATGGTAGAAAGATATTGTATGTAGAAGAAATACAATCAGATATGTCGCAACAGGGCAGAAGAAGAGGTCTTGTTATGGGGCAAAAAGAGAAAAAGGCATTCATAAATAGATATAATAATAAAATTTTTGGTGATGTTTTAGATTCTATTGATGCATTAAAAGATAAAACAAACATTGCTGATTTGAGAGGTGCAAGAATGTCAGGAACAACATACGATGACTCTTCAATAAGAAGATTGCAACCATCTTTTCAAGACGTTGATTTTAAAGATACTTTTGCTAACTTACCAAATGTTGATTATGAAAGTGCGCATAGTTTTGAAGATATAGTTAAAAAACAAATGACTAAATATAAATTTAACGAACTTAAAGATAATAAAGTTAAGATATTTACCAATAGAGGTATAGATAAAAAAAGTGCTCAAAAATTAAATATTGAGGCATTAACAGATAATTTAAAAATACCAGAAAATTTATACAATGATGTTACAGATTATGTTGATATGAGTAAATTTAAAGAAAAGATTGATGCGATTGAAACTGTTTTAGCAAATAAAATATATACAAAAGAATTTAACAAAAGACCTGACATGAGTTCTGTTGCAGGTAAAGCAGAATTTGATAAATTACAGGCATTTAATAGAGATATGTTAAAAAGATTTATGGGCGAGAAAGAATTTAATAATTTTATGAAAAAAGAAACCAAAGATATTATTGAACAGGTTGTAAATGATAATATTGCAGAAATAACTATACCAGATAATGTTACAGACCTTTTTGAATATTATAATTCTATTGACGATACAGATATTATTTCTACACCATTTGACGGACAAATGACAAAATTAGAATTTGATGAAAAATATTTAAATCCAAAGATAAATGCTTTGGTTGAAAACAGATTACAGGTACATGCAACTGTTACTGACTCAACGAGTAATCGTGCAATAGGTTTTGATTATCCAGAAGATGCTCTTGATGAGGTGTACGATAAAATAAAAGATTTACAAACAAATCTGGGAAATGCTGTAAGATACGATGTAAAATTAAGACCTGTAGGTAATATACCATCAGCACCGTTTATTGGTTCTTCTGAAAGGTTTACTGAATTAGCAATTAAAAGACTATTAAAACACGCGAAAGACAATGATTACGATGGTGTTGCGTTTTCTTCTGGTAAAATTCACGATAAAAGATGGAACCAACCTAATTTAACTCAATATTATGATGTTGTTATTCCAAAGGTTGCCAAAAATTTATTGAAAGGTACTGATGCAAAACTTGAATATACTGATATATGGTTAGACCAAAATTCTTTAGACGAAGCAACAGATATGATTCGTGTAGGCGGAAGATACGATTATTTTGATAGAGATGTACTAAATGAACTTGACCAAACACCTGCATTAATAGGACATAATGATGGTTTTCGAGGATATATTGGCGATACACCAACAATATATTTAACAGATGATGTAAAAGAAAATATTGATTCTGGCATATCCTTATATTCTCCAATAATCGCCACAGGTATTGCAGGTACAGTTGCAAATAAAATGATAGGCAGTGAAGAAGATATAATAAGAGACGAGGGAATATAATGTCGGCAGTAAAGAAAGTAGCAAATGCAGAAATAAGGGCGGCAAAAAAGTTTCTTGAAAGACGAAAGATAGAAACAAAAGAAATAAGCCCAAAAGAATTTGCAAAATTGGCAGGCAAACTTGACAAGAGTTTTAACCAAACATTAAAAATATTAGCAAGAAAACTAACAGCAGGACAGGTTTGATGGCAGAATTATCGTCACGAGAAGTTACTCAGAAAAAGATTGCAGATGCCTTAGATTATCTCATGGATAATTACAATATTGGTGATAGGTCAGTACGAGAGGGCAAAGCAACCAATATGGATATCGCAAGAAGTTTTACAGGAGATATTAAAAGCGATAAATTCACAGAGAATATTGGTCTTTTAGATTTTACACCTGTTGGTGCTTATTTTGCTGGAGAAGAAGCAGATAAGGCAATTAGAGAGGCAGAACCAGATAAATTAAAAAGAACCTTGTCTTTATTAGCTTTTATGAACAACCCAGTAATGACCACAATTGCAAGACCAGATATTGGCGTGCCTGCAATAGAAGTAGGTTTAAGTACAGCAGAGGCGATACCATTGACTGCGGTTATTACAAAACCTGCGAGAAAATTTCTGTCATCGCTGAAAGCGAAGGCTACAAAGCCATCAAAAGACGTGGGTATGAATATACAAAAAACATCTTTACCAACATCAGGCGAGGCTAATACGACGACAAATATAGCAGAAAATCAAGATTTTGACCCAAGTAGAAGAAAATTCTTAAAAGATACAGCAACGGTAGGTGCATTAGGTGCAATTTCAACACAAGTGCCAGATGCAATAAAAATGGTTTCTAAAGCATCAAAAATGGTAAAACCAAAAATAACATTTGCCTCAGCACAAAAGGCATTCATTAGACCACAACTAAGAAATTATTTACAAGATTTGACCAACGATGAAGGCTTTACATCTGATGAAATTATAGGACAAATACTTTATGACAGAGTACCTGCATATAGAAGATTAAATAACGAAATAGACCAAGACAATTATATAAAAGAAACATATGGTATTGACCCTAACCAAACCTCAGTAGATGAAATTATGGCTAACCAAAAATTAGTTGATGATATGTCAATAGATGTTGCAGGTGATGACGAATACGAATTTAGATATAAAGTGCAACAAATGGCATTAGATGATGGCGCAAAGATTGATAAAAATAATATATTATCAGACCCAGCTATGGATTTATACGAAGACCTAGATGTCGTTGAAGAAAAAAATAGTGCAGTAGAAGAATATTATCAAACCTTGAAAGAAGAAGGTAAATCGCCAAATGATATAGCATTATTTATGCGAGATGATATAGAATACGATACAGGTAAATCAGCCAATTAAAAACCCTAGCCAAATTAATGACTAGGGTAGGCGAGGGGAGGACACCTCCTTTAGACCTTATTTAATAAAGATGCCCTATGCAATACCCTTTCTCTTTGTTTTTGATTTAAATTAGAAATAACATTTAAAACCTTGATGGCATTTTGCCTTTCATGTTCAACAGTAAATGTATATTTTCTAGGTTCTCTTGTTATTTCAAACATCTTATTAAGAACATCTATAGTGAAACCATCTTTTTCACATAAACGTTTTGCCTCAGATTTGGTAATTTTATCTTTCATTGCTTTCTCCCTATTGTACGTTACATCTAATTACTTGAAAACCAAGAGGTGCAACCAAATGTGCAACCTTTGATTCTGTGTTAATGATAATATCGCCACAAGATATAGAATAAAATTTATCAATCTTTTCTATTTCGTCTGGCTCTGTATTACCAATTCTAAAAACCTCATTAAGATTTTCTGCCTTGATATAACCTGCATCTCTATAATTACCATTATCCCAAGCCTCACGAATAACATCTACATTAGACCTAGAGATTTGGTAGGCAGTACCATCGTCAATTTCTGAATGATTAGGTTGTAATATTAAATATTTTTGCATTTTGTTTTCTCCCAAAAGATGGGGGGATAAACCCCCCTGTTGTTATTTATTGTTTATTTCATATGCTTCAATATCAGCATTATATTCTTGTTCATCTGTACCCTCAAAAGGTGCATGACCATTTTTTAACATGGTTTTTATAAGATGGTTTTTTTCAAAAACGTTGAAATAAACTGGTCTTTTTTCTTTTACCAATTTACCATTTTTCATTTCTTGTTTATCAACAATTTTCATTAATCTTGCACAAGATTTAGCACCTTTTAATTCTTTACCAGTAAGATGGTAATAATCAACTGCTTGTCTAAATGTGCAGAATTCAGTACCAAGACCTTGTAATAAATCTATGTTGTTGCCTTGATATTCTTGATTTGTAGTAAAATTTATCATTGTTTTCTCCCATGAAATTGATAATTTATGATTCTATAGTACCAAATAGCCAGTATTAGTCAACACAAAAAAGGTTTTTTTTAAAATATTTGTAATTTTTTTTAAAAATACTATCTATATCAAAATAGAACTGATACACTAATTGTGTTGTTATGGAGTAGCAATGTTAAATAGGGCACAATTTTCTAAACTTTTAAAAGGAGGCAAAAATATGTACCACTCAAAAGGTAAAAAGGGAATGGCTAAGAAAAAAACTAAAAAGAATAAAAAGGTTAAAACAGCTAAAAAAGGCAAGTAATATGGATAATGAACAAAAAGATGTAACTATTAATGTTACTGGTGTTTCAATGTCTGGGGAGGCATCTATAAATGAACACGACGGACCTGTTAAATCAGATAAAGAAGAACCTACAAAAGAAGAAAGCGGAAATAGCGAATAATATGGTTGATGGACGAATGTCCGATTTTCAATCATATCAAAAAAATGTCGGTATTGCTCAAGGTATAGAAGAATCTTGTGAAATAATTGACGAAACCTTAAAACAAATAAATATAGGAGATGAATAACGTGACTCATCAACACGGAGATAAAATTTATGCAGATAGTTTGTCTAAGGCAACTATTGCATCACATCAACTTCCAAAGCCTCTAAACTGGAAGATACTAATTCAACCAGCAGAAATTTCTACAGAGACCAAAGGTGGTATTATATTACCAGAAACTGCTAAAGATAATCAGCAAATTCTAACTGCACATGGTCATGTTGTTGCTATTGGTGAATTAGCCTACCGAGATAGAGACACAGGAGCTAAGTGGAGACAAGAAACAACACCTAAAGTCGGCGATTTTGTTACGTTTGGCAAATATGCTGGTCAAAAGATTGTTGTTAATAACGTACGGTTTATTTTACTAAATGATGACGAGATTACATCAATCTTGCCTGAGGGAGTAAAAGTAACCGCTTATATTTAATGCGCAACTTGGAGGTCGCAACCATGGAAAATAATATAGAAGATAAAGTTTTAGAAGAAGTCAATGCTGAGATTAACGAAAGCATAGATGAAGCCAAAAACAAGTTAAAAGAACAAGAAATAGAAATAGAAATAGAAGAACCACAACCACTATCTAACGAAAACAGACCAGCAGTCCCAGATAGAAAACAAGAGATTAAAACTGAACCGAAGAAAAAAATACCAGAAATTGCTGACGAAGAAATGAGTGCGGCAGTACAAAGAAGAATTAAAAAAATCTTACGTGATAAAAAAAATGCAGAAGAAGAAGCACAAAATCTACAAAATACTGTCGCTGGATTGACACAAAGGCTTGAAAAGATAGAAAAAGCCAATGAAACACAAGGTCAAAACCAACTAGCAGAACATTATAATTTAACCAAAAAAGCCTTAGCAAAAGCAATAGAGGAAGGCGATACAGAACAACAGGTTAAATTTAATGAAGAATTGGTAGATATAAAAACTGCTATTGCTTTACAAAATCAGGCGAAGGCACAACGACAACAAAGCGAGACAACCTCGCCAAATGTTGGTAGAGCACAACAACAAGCCACAAATCCTGCACCAGAGAAGGCAATGAATTGGTGGAGAGAAAACGATTGGTTTAATGCCAAAGGGTTTGAAAAAGAAACAGCCATGGCAAGAGCAATAGATGTTCAGCTTGACATAGAAGGCTACGATAAAAATGATGCATCATATTATGATGAATTAAATAATCGTTTACAAAAGAGTTTTCCCGAGCTAATATCTAAAAAAGAGGTAACTGAAAGTAAGCCTAGACAAAGTAGACAAGCAGTTGCACCCACTACAGGTGGTCAGGCATACAGAGGTAACCGAATACGAATGACTTCGGAGCAACTAAGAATGGCAAGAGAATTAGGTATAACGGACCCTGAGCATCTTAAAAAGTATGCTAAAGAAATAACCAATTTAAGCAGGAAGGATACATAATATGTCTAGTAAGAGTTCAAGAAGTGATTTAAGGATTTCAATGCGAGACGAAGAGGCAAGACCTCAAACACATTGGAAACCACCAGCATTGTTAGATGCCCCAGAAGCACGACCGGGGTATGTTCAACGATGGGTAGCTACCGCGATTCAGGGTAAAGATACTCCCGATAACGTATACAAACGTCTACGAGAAGGTTGGGAACCAAGAAAATCTGATACAGTTAAAGAGCAACATTTTCCTACAATCAATCATGGACAATGGGTTGGTTGCATAGGTATTGAGGGAATGCTACTTTGTGAAATGCCAAAAGAAAAACATCAGCAGATGAAGGCATATTACAATGCAAAGTCAGACCAACAAAATGAGGCTTTAACTGGTGAATTAGATTCATTAGGTCGGCGCACTGGACAACCTATTTATCAAGATAGGAAGTCTACAAGTAGTCGTGGTAGGCAAGTGTCTGCCATGGAGGATTAACACTTTGAAGAAAAGGACTTAAATTATGGCAAATGCAAATGCACCATATGGATTAATACCTCTTCGTCACATGAGTGGAAGTTCACCAAGAGCAAACAAATATACAATAGCTTCTGGTTTGGCTGAGAACATTTTTACTGGGGATTTATGTATCCTTGATGCAAATGGACAAATAACACCACATACAGCCACAGAAACTAATAACATAGGTGTTTTCGCAGGTGTTTCTTACACAGCAAGTGATGGCGAATATGTATATTCTAAATTTTTCCCATCAGGAACAGTAGCAACAGATATAATTGCTTATGTTTATGACGACCCATACATTGTTTATAGAATACAATCAGCAGGAACTCCGGCACAAACCAACGTAGGTAATTGTGCAGATGTTGTTGCAGGCGCTGGTTCTACAAACACAGGTCAATCGGCTTTCAGCTTAAATGGTACCATGGGTACTGGAACAGCAACATGTAAAATTATTGGTTTATATGA